TGCAAGGCCGCAACGTTCTCTACATCACTCTTGAAATGGCGGAAGAGCGAATTGCAGAGCGAATTGATGCAAACCTTCTTAATGTACCGATACAGGATATTGCGGACCTTCCGAAGCAGATGTTTGAGAACAAGGTCACGAACCTTGCGAAGAAGACTCAGGGTACATTAATTATTAAAGAGTATCCAACTGCTTCAGCACACGCAGGACATTTCAAGTCTCTTCTGAATGAACTTGCACTGAAAAAGTCATTCCGCCCAGATATTATTTTCATTGACTATCTGAATATCTGTTCTTCTTCTCGCTATCGCGGAAATGCAAATATCAACTCTTACACTTTTGTAAAAGCAATTGCAGAAGAACTCCGTGGTCTTGCTGTAGAGTTTAATGTTCCTATCGTAAGTGCTACTCAGACAACTCGTTCTGGTTATGGTTCTTCTGATGTGGAACTAACCGATACTTCAGAATCATTCGGTCTTCCTGCTACTGCTGACTTGATGTTTGCCCTTATTTCAACTGAAGAACTTGAGGGACTTGGTCAGATTCTGGTAAAACAACTTAAGAATCGCTATAATGACCCTACCATTCACAAGCGTTTTGTGATTGGTATTGATAGAGCAAAGATGCGTCTTTATGACTGTGAACAATCAGCTCAAAACGACATACTTGACTCTGGTAAAGAAGAAGAGTATGATTACGAAGAAAAGAAACCTAAGAAAACATTTGAGGGATTTAAATTCTAATGACTATTGATTTAAACAAATATGTCGAATTCGTTAATACCACTACCTCTAATCCTAGCAAAGACCACACATCTTTCATCAATCGCCTTATGGAACTACGGGAACAAGAGTTTCCTACCGAGCGATTGCTTACTGCTGCTGTAGGCATGAGTGCAGAGGCAGGTGAATTTACTGAGATTGTAAAGAAGATTGTATTTCAAGGCAAACCTGTAAACCAAGAAAATCTATTTCACCTGAAGCGTGAACTTGGTGATATTATGTGGTATGTTTCTCAGGCATGTATTGGACTTGATATTTCACTTGAGGAAGTAATCCAAATGAACTTTGAGAAACTGAGTGCTCGTTATCCTGAGGGTGCTTTTACTATTGAACGTTCCGAAAATAGAAAATCTGGAGATATTTGAAAATGACTAAAGAAAAACAAGTAACACTTAACCTTGATGCTCGTGCAGCAGCTGCAGTTCGTCAAGTTCTCTTTGATGCACAAAAAGGATATACTTATGATGAAGTGAGTGTTCCTCCTCGGGTGGTTGATATTCGTAATGTAATTCAACAACTTGATGATAATATTAGTGACGTTCTTGGTGTTTGATAAATAACCACGGAAGGTTGCTCCAACCCCTTGACTTCTTAGTCTTGGGGTTTTATAATATCTTTATTGGGGATATAGCTCAGTTGGTAGTAGCACTTGCTTTGCAAGCAAGATGTCATCGGTTCGAGTCCGATTATCTCCATTCTAAATACTTAAAAAGTATTTGAGCATATGGCAAACGTAGGAGACGCTGCTGAAGGAGCATTTGCAATAAGTCTTGCTCTGTTTGTACTTGAAAATGACCAAATTAAATCTAATTCTAGATTATTTCATAGTAAAGAAAATGTAAAATATTGGATGAAACAAATTGACCCAAATATATTTGCTAGAGGTGGAACTTGGAGAAAACAAATTTATAATGGATATGCCACACTTGCCAAAAAAGTAGGAAAAACCCCAACAACAGAAAATACTACAAGTAAATCTTCCAAAACAATACCTTATGATATTGCTGAAGTTAATGTTGAAGTAAGTTTGAAAGCTGAGGCTGTTAAAGATGTTTTTGGTAGAGAGTTTAAAAGTCCTACTTTAGACGGAATTATTAATCAGATGATATCTAATTCTGGAAGATATAAGAGTATTATTAATTCTTATAAAAATAAATTTATGACTAATAATAAGGCTGAATATTTTAGGATAACTATATCTACGATTGGAAAAGAAGGTGAGCAGTCTGGCGGCGCTTTGAAGGGCGATATTCAGATGCAAATGTCTATTCAGGCGGTTGATTTGAAAACTAGAAAACCATTAGGGACTGAACGTAAATTAAAAGTTCCTATGTATTTCTCATTAAAAGCATCTGCTCAACCACCAAAAACAATTAGTAATGAAAGTCCAATTTCCTCTCTCAATAAATTATCCGCGGCTTTTGGAGTAAATGTTATAAATTCTGAATACAATAAGCAGATAAAAATGTTGTCTGAAAAGACAGCATTTACTACTACTGCAAAAAAACAGAGACAGCAGTGGGAAATTTCTTTATTTGGAAATTCTGGATTAGGTAGAACAGGAAAAAGCGGCGAAAGATATATGATAGTCGGCGGACAAGAATATCCAGTAGGTGATTATAAATTGTTTGATTTAATAGACCCAAATAAATTTCCTGCTTTAAAAAATGCAAAAACTTCTGGAGATAAAGTTTGGAAGAGTTTTGTGATACAAAAATTTGTAGATGCTGTTTTTTCTTTATTTCCTTCTGGATCTTTAAATGATTCGCAGTCATCTTTGGTTTGGAAATATTTGTTTGATTCTGCTTTTGGTTTAGGTGATTATGCAAGTCAAACTATGTTGCTTGCATTTGGTCAGAAAAGTTATCAAGATTCTAGTCTTGCTTATGTTAAAGAAGTTCAAAGAGTTACAAATAATAAGATTTTTTGTCAAAAATCTGGTGGGTTAGTAAATTTTTATGTTGGTGATTCTGTCAAATCTAACGCTAAACTCTTTCATATAAGATATAAAAATAGAACATCATATTCTGGAGATATTGGTGCGTCTAGAAATTTTAATTTGGCTGACGTAGCAAAACTTGAATTAAAGATAATGCCAGAAACTGGACCTGCTTTTAAAGAAAAACCAGGATGGAGACCAGGAACAGAACTGCAATTTAATAGTATCGATGGAACTCTATCTATTAAAAAATCATAAATACATAAAGAAAAAGAAGTGTCCTAAAATACATTAATGAAGAGTTTCGTACAATTTTTATCAGAAGCAACTCAATCTCAAGCCGCTATGCAAGCCAAAAAACTTGGTTTGCGTGGAGATGGTCATGGTGGTTGGGTAGACCGCTCAGGTAAAGTAGTAGCAAGAACTGAGAATGGGAAACTAAAATTTACCCAAGAGAGAAAATCTTCAGGTAAAGGTGAACCAACAGCAGCAGAACCCAAGCAACAAGATGCTTTGATTCAACCACAATCCCAAGCGGCACAAACTCCTCCACCCGAAGTTCCTGCACAACAGGTTTCTCCAGAAGAACAACCACAACAAGAACCACTACCAACTTTAACGATTGTATTTGGGCGTTTTAATCCTCCAACAGTAGGACACGAAAAACTATTAAAAGCAGCAGATAGAGCATCCGCTGGCGGAGATTTAAAAATTTATCCATCGAGAAGTCAAGATCCAAAGAAAAATCCTTTGGACCCAGATACAAAGATTTCTTATATGAGAAAGATGTTCCCAGAATATGGGGAAAGAATCATTAACGACTATAAGATGAAGACGATTTTTGATGTTCTTGTGACTGCAAATGAAGAGGGATATGGTAATGTAAATATCGTTGTTGGTTCAGACCGCCAATCCGAATTTGACAATCTAGCACAAAAATACAATGGAGAACTTTATAACTTTGATTTAATCAATGTAATTTCTGCAGGTGTCCGTGATGCTGATTCTGAAGGTGTTGAAGGAATGTCAGCATCCAAGATGAGAAAGTCTGTAATGGATGATGATTACCAATCATTCCGTAGAGGAACTCCAAAAACTTTAGATGACGCTGATACACAAGCACTCTTTAATCTTGTTCGCCAAGGAATGGGCGTGAAGAAGGCAAAGGTTAAAAAAGAAAACTATAATCTTTGGGAAATTTCGCCAAAGTCAGATATGAAGAATTTGCGTGAAAATTACATAAAAGGAAAGATTTTTAGATTGGGAGATAAAGTTCAAAACTTAAACACTGGATTGGTTGGTGAAGTAATACGTAGAGGAACTAATCACCTAATTTGTGTGTCTGAGGAAGGTTATATG